CGAACCACCAAAGGTAAAAGTCTCCTTGGTGGGTGTAGTTGTCGGCCCACATTCGCGCCTCTTCAGTGCGCGTGATTGTGTTAACTAACTCGAAAGCGTTTCCTGTGTACGTTTGCGCGGAGCCAGTTGAACGTCCAAAGTTTTGTACCGTGTCAAGTCCGACGGTCGCGCCAACGTAAAGAACTTGGTCGTCTGTGGGGTTTTCGGCTAGCGCGTAGTTTGTGAGCTGTGCGCGTCCCCAGTCCGCTTGGATGCCTTCACATTCAATAGTGACGCGATCCTCGTTAGTGACAAAGCCATAGTTAATCTTTACGTCTCGGATCCGACCAATAAAGCAGTCAAAGTCATCCGTCCCGACAACGACGCCAGGCTTGTTGATGTACCCAATGATCGGGTCGCCGAGTTTTGGGGTTGTTGTCCATGACGAAGGAAACTCCGATTCAACTGTCATTGTGTCGATTGAGTAGTCGTCTATTTGTAGTCGGCGTCCCTTAAAGATGTTTATCGCCATTACTGATGGGAGCGTTACCCATGACGCGCCAGACTTAAAGTCAACTTTCCAGACAAAAGGGATAGCCATTAGGCAACTCTTACTGGTATAGGGCCGTTGCTGCGGTTGTACCTACGCAAAGCGTCCACGATGGCATTGGGGTCGCCACCGTTGACATAGACGTTAAAGGTGTTGCCCATATTCGGCATATTGCGCCCAGAAAGAGGAATCACGGCTTCTGGGCCTGCCTCGCCGATCATCGCAAGGGTCGGGCCTGTGACGATGCCACCTTCCGCAAGCATTGGGATCCGAGGTATGTCTGGCGGGTTGATTGTCAATTTTGGCCCTGGGCCTGGAGGGTCAATAGTGAACTCAAGCAGCTTGTTAATACGGTCGATGATCTGAGTGTTTACGACTGAGATGATGCCGTTGGCGAAGGCTTTGCCGAGTTCCAGACCAAACTTGCCGAGGTCTGAGAACGCTCCGAGAACAGCAGTAACGAGAGATCTTGCCAACTCGAGCGCAAAGCCTGCGAGCCCTTTAATTAGATCTGGCCCGATATCGACTAGCCATTTCAGGAGCGCGACTGAGAGCTTTGCTGTGGCTTTAATTAAGAGCGGTATGCCGTCGTTGATGATCCATTTGATCATGTCGCCGATGAACTTGCCGAGAGCGGTTAGGGCTTCTGGGCCTGATTCTTTGATCCAGGCTGTGAGCTTGTCTTTGAGAAGGGTTAGTTTTGCGCCCAGTAATGGCAGGCCTTCATCGACGATCCAGTTGCCCATTTTGACTAGCAGGTTCTTCAGTGCTTCAAGAGCGATCGGGATGCCTTCTTTGAGCTTGTCGCCGAGTAACTTAAGAACTCCGCCAAGACCTTTCTCGTCAAACACTTTTGAGACAGTTTCAAAGGCTGGGATCAAAGTCGTGGTGGCAAAGCCGACGATCTTTTCAAACGCTGGGAGGAGTGCTGTGCCGAGTGTTTCGGATGCTTCGCCGAAAGCGTTTTTAAGTCTGTCAAAGCGTCCGACCGCGCTATTGGAAAGTGCTTCCTGGCTTCCTCCAAAAGTGTCGTTTACTGCTTCCATTGCGCCAGCAAAGTCTTTTGACTTGATGATGCTTGCATCGAGTGGGACGCCGAGCTTCTTTAACGCGCCCATCTGACCTAGGAAGCCTTTTGCTAATGCGGAAGTAGTTGCCTCGAGCGGCTTGCCTGTCGCCGCGCTAATATCCATGGCACTTTTGAGTAGGTCAAAGGCTTTCGTAGAGCTTCCCGTGGCTCTGACGAGTGTGCCGAGTCCGCTTCTCAGATCGTCGTCTGCCACTCCTGTAGCGAGGGTCATTGAAGAAATGAGATCCTCAATGGAAGAGATCTGATCGTCGGTCGCGCCAGAAGAGTTCTTGAGAGTCTTTGCAAGGACGGCTTGCCCTTGAGCATCTTCTGCAGCTGCTTTGACTGACGCCCCAAGACCTGCTGCTATTGCTGCTCCCCCAATGGCTGCAAACTTGGCGACGTTCTTAAATACTTTTGTCGCTGAACCGCCGAAGCCTCCGATGGCTGAGTTAGCGAGGTCAATGCCTTTGCCGTTGAAGTCGGTAATGATCGGGATGTTGATAGCCATTACTGCATTTCCTTCTCAACTTTGTCCATGACGTCCTCTACAAGTTTGACTATGCCGCGCTGCACGTCTGGAAGATGTTTGTCCGCTGTAGGCCATAAGACGAAACTGTTTTTGGCGCGTAGGTTTTTGTTGAATGTTTTGCCAGGGTTCGCTTTACCTGCTACTTCAAAAATTGCGCCTGCTGGGTTCGCCTGGGTTATGTAGATGACACTTGAGGCGTTTTTGCGCGTAGAGGTTTTTAGTTTGACGCCGGAGCGAACTTTGCTTACTGACCACGGCAGCAACTCGCGCCCGTTGTTTGTCCACAGTTGCGCCATGCCGGAAAGAGGTATCTCTGGGTAAGCTGCTTTTGCGTCGGCGACGAGTGGCGCTGCAATGTTCTTGGCTTCACGATTAAAGTCTTTGCGATACTCAGGATCTATTTTCCGTAGCGAGATGATTGCCTGCTTCGCGCCTTTGATCTCTGATTTCATTTCAATCATCGTTAATCCTTTCGGCGTCTATTAAGCACATCTATCACAGTATTTAGATCCGTGTAAGTGAACTCGATTAGTGGGGGCCAGTAGCCAGTCTCGACAAGTAACTCGGCGAGACTGCGCCCTACTGATCCCCTTGTGTGGGGTTTGCTGACTCTGTTTCCAAAACTTCAAGATTGACTAACTTTTTGAGGAAGTCATCCAAAACGACTGGAGGATTATGTCCTTGCTGTTTGGCTGCTTCGTGAGCGAGGTAGCCGAGCATCTCGATAGAGATACCGTTTGCCAGGTCAGACGCTTTGACTTTGTATTTCCGCTCTAGCTGCACAAGATGAAAAAGATTAGTTTCGACAACGTAATCTTCTTCTCCTGTGTTGATCTTGATAGATAATTTCATGGGGTTTCCTTTGCACGGTAGGGAATTGGTTTAGGGGGTAATGTCGCGAACCCAGGTGCCTCCCGAGAAGCTCACTTCAAAAACTTGAAGCTCTCCGACGGTGTAGGAGTAGGCGTTGTTTGCGATCATGGTGTTACTAATCGTCCATTCTGGATTGCTTGCACTAATTGCGCCTGAGTCTTTTTTGACGACAATAGTGGTCGTTCCGAGTCCGACTTGAGCTGCAAGAGTTGCTTCTACTTCTCCTGCTCCGTATGAAGCGTAAAGAGTGAGCGTGCCTTCTACTGTCTGTAATCCTGGAACCATGCGCTCGCCGAGGTCTCCGAAGGCTGTGCTGGTTAATGGGTTACTGCCTAGGGTAAAACTAATACTTGAGGCCTGATCCGTTAGATCAACTGTCGCCAAAAGTAATGAGCTTGGCTGGGATAGGTAAGTGGTTGTTGCCATGATTTCTCCTATGGGTTTCTAGAGGTTCCTACACGTACCGTGAGGTCGTATGAGGGTATGTCTTGTGATCCGATTGTCGTGACAGAAGGACTCCCTGAGATGAGGGAGATCGCGCTGTTCATGATCGTGTCGGCTGTAGTGATGAGGTAGTCGCTGGCGTCGCTGTTGCCTGGGGGCGCTGCGAGGATCCTCACTCCGAAAGTAATTTCGGCGATGTTGCTGTTAAAGCAGCTGAACGTAGGTGGCTCGACAAAGACTGTCATTGGGCGAGCGTTGCGCGCATCGGTGACAACTGCCAGCCCGAGTCCCGTGAGCGAGGCTACAAGGGTGCTCTGGGCGCTTGCAAAGATGCCTGATGCACTCATGCGACTTGACTCCTATTAACGCCGAGGAGACGGTTGATCTGTCCCATTGAACCGACGGATCCTGGGATGTTCATTGCTTCAAAACTGGCAAACGAGTCAACGCTTCCGCGTTCACGGTATAGAGTTCCGGCGAGCATTGTTGTCCCGAGTTTGACGTCCGCGCCTGGCGAAGAAGTAAGCGAGTCAAAATAACCTGCTTCTTTCCGTCGCCGAAACGCGAACGCGTTAGCTGCATCCGTGCATGAGCCAACGAAGGCTGTGTCGTTGGCGGTTGCGACCGATATGCCGAGCCAAGCGAGCACGTCCGAACTAGCGATCCATGTGCAGGTCTGAGTCCAGGTGAGCGTCCCGTTAGGTAATGCTGCACTACGTTCTAGATCGTCGCCAGCGTCATAAAAGATGACTTGGTTGCCGATGTAAACGTCGTAATCAAAAACTAGATCGCCTTCAACATCTACGCCTTCAAAATAATAAGGGTTGACGGCATAGACGGTATGAGTGCCGTTTAATCCGTGACCTAAGCCTGCGAGCGTGATGCTTTGACCGATGCCAATGTCCGTATCCTCGAGAGTTTGCACCACGGCATAGTCATCTAGTCGCTGATGAAAAGTGACTGCGTAAACTGCCATGATGCAAACTTTCTCGGGCGGTGCTTAAGGTTTAGGACTGTGGGATCTTCATGAACTGGTTAGCGTCGATCATCTTCGGAGCAAAGTAGCCACGGAAAGCGATCGTGCGCGACAAGGTTGAAGGATTGTCAAGGCTGATAGCGCCCTTCTGCTGCTCGTAGCAACGGAAAGCACCGGTAGCTGCTGCGCCGACGATCGTGGTCTTTGCTGCGAAGTTGGTGTCAACTATCAAACGAAGTCCAAACACAACTGCTTCGCGTGAACCTGCGTTCATTGTGCCGAAAGCGTTCATTGGGCCGACCTGTGGGAATAACGGCCTGCCCTGGTCGTCGCTCAAAGTTCCAAGCTGTGCGAATACGTCGCCAGAGACGAAGAGGTGATCTGGGAGGTAGTTGCCGTTAGCGAGGATGGTGTTTGCACAAGCGTAAACCTTTTGCACCCAGTCTGAAGGGTCTGTCGGTGCGACGTTGCCTGTTGTCTGTGATGTGCCAGCGAGAAGCGCGTCGGCTGCTGCGTTGTCGGTTGCGAGGGCGTATTTTTTGCCCATGTCCTCAAGGAGACCTTGCAGGACTTCTGGCGAAGTCCAGTCGATTGAAGCTTCGGAAACTTCAACGTATCCGCCGTAGATGTCTTTTGTGATTTGGATGTCATCGACAACAAACTGTCCAGCGGTGATGGTGGTGTTTTGTGTTTGTGGGCCACCGATTGAAGTGTGTGTCGTGATTTTTGGAACGATGAACACTTTGCCACCTTGAGGCATTTGGCGTGAGCCGATTGCATCGACCACCGGACGAAGCCCTTGGATCCCAGAATAGATCGGGGAGATGATAGGCAATGGAAGGATGCCGTCAAGATCTGCGGTCGTCACGTCTGGGGCTGCAGCGCGAAGTCGAGCGTTGAACTCGGCAGCGACAGCGCCACCTTGCATCTGGGCGGAGATCCATTCGCCAGCCGAAGGAAGTTTGAACTCTTTTTTGGCTTGTGCGTAGATGATTGGGTTTGTTGGGGTTGTTGCCGACTCTGCTGACTCGGCCTTGATTTCTTCTGACACGTTGTCCTCCTGAGGGGTGTCTATGGGTTGGGTATTTTCTTCAACATCCTCAGGATCGGCCGAGGCTGCGATTTCTGTGATTACTGCCTCCGAAAAAGCAGGAACCGCGACAAGCGAGAGCTCGATCATCTGTGCTTTTGACACGATCATGACTCCTGCTTTGTCAAACTTAAACTGGACTGGATTAGCGCCGACGCTAACTGAGTCATACGCGCCAGCCTGGAGCAAGGCAACAACATCTGCCGATGCTCTTGTCTGGGCGAGCGTTGCTTCAAACTCAAGACCTGCATCACTATCGGAAATAGAAGTTACTACTCCGCGAAGTTGGCTCATGTCATGGTTCTCCAGCAGTTTTGCTGGTTTTTGATTTAGGTCAAACGCGCCACGTAAAAACTTTACGCGCTGACCTCCTGAGACAGTTGCAACAACATCCCAGGGGACGGCGATACCGGCGATACGCGCTGGGCGGTTCTCGTCGCCTGCCTCGGCGATGAGTAGATCAAGGTCTGCATGAAAATGGATCATTATTACTCCAGATTATTCGTGTCGGAAAGTGGATTGACTTCTGGCTCTTGCATGACTGGCTCTGCCATGTCTGGGGCGTAGAGACCGATGTATTCCTCAAGATCAAATTGGGTGTGGCGTCCTCGAGGAAGTACGTCGTCCATAGACAAGCGTTCCTCTATGGCGTGAAGAAGTGGACGCGCTCCAAAAAGAATTAAGTCTTGGCGAGCTTGTTGCGCGTTTGAGTAAGTCATTCCGCTTTGATCAATAGCGAGCAAGTAGGCAGGAATGTCCATAAGGCGAGAGAGTTCTTTTGTCTGATACTCGCGTCCCTCTACGAGCTGTAGTTTGCTCGGGTCTTGGTCAAAAGATTGAAAAGTCACAAACTCATTAAGAGCGCCGATCGCATTGGAGCGACGATTAGCAGCCCAGGCTGCAGCCATTTCTCCGAGCTCTTCTCCCGACATGGGCTCTCCGCCTTTTTGCTGAAGATAGCCAGCAGCTATTTCATTTGAAGCAAAGCGCTCTGCTGACTGATCTAGTTTGAGCGAGATCTGTATGGCGCGACGGCCCGAGTAAACTACGCCGAGGTTGCCGTTGAGGAACTGGATCACGTTGCTCGTGTCAAGTGGGAGACCGTTGAACTCAAGTTCCTCTGCTGGCCCGAACCATTCCGGTGGCTGATTTTGAGGACTTTGAACGAGGTTTGCTGGGAGCCATTGAAAAGTAGCAGGAAAGCCTGTGCTGTAACGCGAAGTCACGGCCCAGAAAGCGCGCCCATATAGGATCAGGTCTTTTGCGGTTTTTGTCATGATGAAGTTGCGAGTGACCTTAGGGTCGGGCCGTGTCATCCATGACTCGCCCTCGACGTAAATCTTTTCGTATTCTTCGCCGTTCCATTGAAGGACGTAGGACTTCATGTCGAGGGTTCCCACCACCGTCGACAGCAGTGAAACCGCGCGAGTGATGGTGGGTACAGATAGTGCAGCTTCTTCGAACGCCCCTACGGTGTACGAATAAAACTGGCCTATCTGCGACGCGCCAGAAGCAGCTCCTAGTGGGGCGGAGTTATACGCTGGCGCGGTGATCTTTTTACCGAAGAGAGGCATTACCTGGAGTCTCTACCCAGCGTGTAACAAAAGCAAGCACCACGGCAAAAGATAGAAAGTGATCACCTACCGAAGGCGATGGCTGCTCTTGCCTTTTGGGTCGGCTTCGCTACGAGTGCAGCTGCAAAGATCATGCACCTCGCCATTGTGATCGGGCCGCTGCTTTTCTGGCTGCTGATCGTGTAGCCAGACTGTGTCTTGACGCCGACCGCTCTGTTGACGTGCTCGAGGAGCATTTGCTCACCGGTATGCACAAGCCGACCCTCGTTAATGAGCTGACGGATGGTGCTCGTGTGGGTGACAAGTTCGCCATAGCCGACGTCTATTTTTTTCTTGTCAAGATCCATCGGGGCCATCTGGAATAGCGAAGGCGTGAGCGCAATCTGTCGGCAAGTCTTGGCGGACTCATGCACCTTCTCCCAGCAAGCGCCGAGAGTGTCTGTCACAAACTCAACAGTCACCGCGATCTGTCCCTCGTCGTTGAGCTGTGCGCGTACCCCACAGTAGAGGGACTCATCGATTGAACTGTCCACGCTGAGGACGCCCCCCTCAGGCATCACCGAAGTTGTCAACTTGTCAAAGACCCCAGGGTTCAACCACGAGTTAGCGCTCGAGATCCACAAGTTTAATGAGGCGCGCATGAAAGCTGCTTTGTCCACCTGCTCGGACTCATCAACCAAGATCTCGGGATCTAAGGTGTAGCCAATCGCTGGGTTCGCCATCGCCCAGTAGCCCTTTTCAACCATCGGGTCAACGCCTGGGGGAACGCTCCACTCGGCAAAAAACAATTTAGAGAACTTCTTTTCGTCAATAGCGCGGAGCGCTTCCTCTCTGAGTTTGAGCATCGCGTGTGAGTCCTCGGTGCCAGCGGTGCTCCAGCACGACAGCAGAGGAGACTGCATTGCGCGTTGAGATGGGAGAGCGCCATTAAAGAGAACGTCCGCGGAGATGTTCCAGACTTCGTCGGCGACAATGTACGTCGGCGAGAAACCGTGAAACGCTTTCGGTGTTGCAGCTTGGACTAGCCAGCGCGACTCATCAGGCATCACGACCTCATTGCGACCGTAAGACCAGTAAGCCTTAGCGCCAAACTTCGCCTCGAGTAGCGGAGCAAGTTGCTCAAAGATCTCCACAGCGAGATCCAACTGGTGAGCAGTAGAGATAACGAGGACTGGCTTGCCACGTCGGATCGGTTCCTTGACCAAAGCCCACAAGATGAAAGCCTTTAGCGCG